TACGCTACAATAAAACTAAAATTACTTTCTTATCGTGGCAGCCACTATAAATGCAACTATAAAAGATGCTAATGCTAATAGCTATGTCACATTGACAGAAGCTAATAGTTATTTTGAAACAGTACCAGACTCTTCAACTTGGACAAATAAAACAGATGATCAAAAGAATAGAGCATTAATATCAGCCACCAGATGGATTGATAGCTTTGTTTACTATGGTGATAGATGTGATGACGGACAGGCATTAAAATTTCCTAGAAATAATTATCAGGTAGACGGGGTTGAGTTGGCTTGTTCTGCTATTCCATTAAATATTAAATATGCACAATATGAATTAGCTAGAGCTTTGGCAAATGATAGTGAAGCAATGGTAGGTAATACAGGCACTGATGGAAACATTGAGGAGGTAAAGTTAGGAGATATTCAAGTTAAATACAACACAAGTAGCCAAGGAACTGGAGTTGTAAACAATATTTTAGATGTTTACCCTTGGTTACAAAGTTATTTAGGTGCATATATACTTGGTGGAGCAGGATCTTTTCAAATGAGGGTGGTTAGAGGATAATGGCAGGGCAACTAGACACAGCTTTAAAAAAGATAGCTAAACAAGTAGTGTCTCAACTTGGGAACTCATTAGACTCATCAATTATTTATACCCGAAAGGGCATATCTAGCTATAACCACGAAACAGGAGAGTTTATAACGATAGATACAACCTACAATATTAAAGTTCCTATTGAGTTTGTACAGTCAAGCGAAGAATCAGGGTTTCAGGAAAATACAGCAAGACTATACATAACTCCTGATCTTATAGGCGACAGTCAACCCTTACTTCAAGATGAAATAACTCTTACATTCTCTGGATCGGCAAGAGGAGCAAAAATAACAGACATTCGAACACTAAAAGGAAGACAGGAATACCTGTTCCGTATTGACGTTATCTTCTAATGAGTTTAGTAAATGCACGAGCAGCTTTTGAAACTGCCATCCTTACATCAGTAAATGACACTGATCCAACGGTAAACGTAATATTCGATAATATGCCTTTTACTACGCCAGGCAGAGACAAAAAGTACGTCATGGTAAATCTTAACTTCAGTCAATCTACTACTCAACCCCAGGGAGCAGCACAAGTATATTATTCGGGGTCAATTAGATGTGGAATAATGACCCCACCTAATCGTGGAAGTGCTATAGCATCTGAAATAGCTCAATCTGTAATAACAGGGTTGATTTCTGTAAATAGTTCTACTTATGTAGATGAGTTTGCGGTAAAACCAAGAGTTTCTGAAATAGAGGGGCCAACTGCTGTTACTGTAGAGGGAGACACTCATTTTTTAACAGTCGTTAGCTGCGACTTCAGTGCCAATGCCTAGCAGAAAATCTATTTCAAAACTACCTACCGACCTAAGAAAGGTAATTTTAAAAGGTAGAAAGCAGTTAGCAAAAGATATAGTACATTCTTTAACTGAAGATGGTCCTTGGTGGACAGGAACATTCGGTGAAAACTGGGTCGTATCCAAAACTCCTGTAAAACCCACCCGAAAAAGAAAACCAGAATATCCTTATTTTGTAATACCCCCTAGAGAAGGAAGAGTCTTTAAAAATGCAAGAGTACCTACAGCAAAAATGGGTCAAGATTTATATGTTGGAAACAGAGCTAAGTATGCTGGTTTTGCAATAAACGCTCCAGGTCAAACTCTTCCAAACCTTAAAAACAAACAGGTTACATACGCAGAACATTCAAAAGAACACAGAATAACTGCTAAATCTGTAAATTGGTACAACGTCTATACGTTAGGTGGGCTTATCAACAAAGATATAGACAAAGCATTTAAAAAAGTTGGTTTTAAATAATAAAGTAGTAGTATAGTATAAGAACACACTATCCAACTTTATGGCATCAGAAAGAGCAATCGACAAGCTAAAGCAAGCGTTTAGCATAGGCAAGAGAAGTAGCTACCCTATATACAAAGATGGCAAATTAATATTGCAAGTGTACTGGACACCACTAACCATTGCTGATCGAGATGCAATAAATGATACTCTAATAGCTTCTAACAGAGCACAAAACGAAAGCAGCTTAGACTTTGCTCTTCAGGTAATCATAAATAAAGCAGAAGATGAAAACGGTAAAAAACTTTTTACTGATGCTGATAGAGCAAGTTTAAGAAGAGAAATACCATTGGGAGTTCTACTTGAGCTCATGACCAAGATGCAAGAGTTGGGCGAGGAGGCTACCCCTGATGCCGTAAAAAGCACAACTGAATAAAGATCATTACTTATATTTTCAGTTTATGATTGCTGAAACATTAGGAATGACAGTCGAACATCTCCGTAAAAACATGACTGTAGAAGAAGTTTACGGTTGGAACGCATACTTTAGTCTTAAACACGAAAGAGAAAAGAAAGCATACGAAGATGCCCAAAAGAAAGCTCAATACCGTAAGGTACGCTAAACTAAGAACAATGTTTTATATAAATTAGTGGCTGGTTCTAATTACGAAGTAAATATAAAGCTGAATGTTAGAAACATTAACACGCAATTAAGTAATCTTGAGCGAAGAATAAAAAAGTTAAATGATATTGCAATGGGTCAAAAGGGTGTAGGAAAAGCAGCCCTAAAAACAGAAAGGGACAAACTAGCTCTAGCAACTAAAACTTTTAGAAGAGAACAACAAATAACGAAAGAAAAAGCAAAACAAAACAAAATAGAAAAAGACTCGGCAAAAACACAGAAAGCGGTAATACCTAGGCACTCAGGTGCAGCCATAGGTCCTAGTTCTCCGTTAAAATTTACGAATCAAGGAACATTATTGCCAGGTAATCCTATACCTAAAGCACCAGCGTTTACAAAAGGAGATATATCAGGAGCACTAATAAGTGGTGCCTTTCCATTGTTATTTGGACAAGGACCGTTAGGTGCTGCTGCTGGTTTTGGAGGTGGATTGCTCGGATCAAAACTAGGAGGACAGACAGGTGGATTTGCTGGAGGTCTTATAGCAACTGGTTTGTTAACACAAATCCAACAGATAAGCCAAAACCTGACTGAACTAGGAAGATCCATGGATATGTTCGGATTTAGCGTAGCTACTGTCAGTAAAGCATTAGGAGTATCTGGCACTCCAACAGAAGAGTATTTAAAAGTATTAGAGCAGACCCAAGGAAAACAGGCTGCATTTAATGAATCTATGAGAAGAATGGAGGAGCTAGTAGGTCAAGATGGTGTAGAAGCATTACGCAAATTTTCTGAAGGCACTAGAGAACTGCAAAGTTCTATAAGTAGATTCTTAACTCAAATAGGTGCTCAAGCTGCAAAATTATTTACTGGAGGTAGTAGTAGAGTTACAGGATTAAGAAGAAGGCAACCTTTAGGAGATGCAAAAACGAGCACTAATCAAGGGGTAATGGATTTAGTTGCTGAAAGAGGAACTGCATCTAGGAAAAGAAAGAGCGAAATAGACGAAGAACTAATTGCACTTATGATCGGACTAGAAACAAATAAAAAGAATTTAGATATTGAAGAAACTAGAGCAATGAAGCTAAAAGAGATGACAAAAAGTGTAACTAATGGGAATTTACGTTTACAAGAAACTTTAAAATTTGGAAGAGAGGAAGCAGAAATTAGAGAAAAATTAAGAGAGTTAGATAGACAAGCCGAAAAAGCAGATGTAAAGATTTTAGCCAAAGAACGTGAACAGTACGAAAATGCTTTACGTTTAAAACCTGAATTAGAAAAAATAACCGATTTGTACCAAAATATTGCATCAACTATAGAAAGTGGATTAGTAGACGCTATTGAAGGTGCAATAAACGGTACTAAAACACTTGGGGATGTAGCTCGTAGTGTGTTTGCACAAATCCAAAGATCTCTTATTCAGTATGGTGTTAACGCTTTTCTTGGTGGACTTCCTGGTATTGGACAGTTTTTTAGAGCGAATGGTGGTCCTGTTAGTGCAGGAAAAAGTTATGTAGTTGGAGAACGTGGACCTGAAATGTTTGTTCCAAATACTGGTGGAAGGATAGTACCTAATTCAGATATGGGAAGTTCAACAAACGTGGTAGTAAACGTAGATGCTTCTGGATCATCTGTTGAAGGTGATGAAGCACAGGGCAGAGAGCTTGGTCGTCTTATATCAGTTGCAGTACAATCTGAAATAGTACAGCAGCAAAGACCAGGAGGATTACTTGCATAATGACAGCACCTAGTTTTGATAATGATGTAAATATAAAGCCTACATACGGACAGCAAAAAAGGTCTGCACCATTAACTCGTACTGTTCGCTTTGCAGACGGGTATGAACATCGTCTTATCTTTGGTCTTCCGCAAAATCAAAATCCAAAAATATTTAACTTTACCTTCAACGTATCAGAAACAGAGTCAGACACTATAGAGACATTTCTTGATGCAAGAGCAAATGATAGTGCCAGCTTTACTTTTACACCTCCAGGGGAAAGTTCGTCTTCTCAATTTGTTTGCGAACAATGGAGCAAATCGATACCCTATAACAATAGAGCAACTATTCAAGCTACCTTTAGACAAGTATTTGAACCAGCTTAACTATGTCAGTAAATACATCTGTTTTTACAAACTTATTATCTACTAACCCATCTGCAATCATAGAGTTATTTACTCTTCAATTATCTACTTCATTACA